TCCCAGCTCAACCGTGGTGTCGAGGGTCGAGACAACAAGCGGCCCTCGCTCTCGGACCTTCGCGACTCGGGCGCCATCGAGGAGGACGCGAGCAACGTGTTGTTCCTCTATCGCCCAGCCTACTACCTCGAAAAGCGCAGCGACGACTCGGACATGGATCTCACCCGGGCGCAGCAACTCGAAGCGATGAGGCATTCGCTTGAGATCGTCGTCGCGAAGAACCGCAACGGGCGCATCGGCAGCGTCGATCTCTACATCGACGTCGCCGCAAACGCTCTGCGCAACATGAGCGTGTACCGATGACAAACCCGTGGATTTTGGTAATCCTTTGTATCGCGTCAGTGGCGATGATTCTCGCCGTACTCTGGGGGCTGACCCGATGAACCTCTATCTGCTCTACACGGTTGCAGGTCGCACGAAACAGGAGTGCCGGATCGTCCGGGCGACCAACGAACTGCATGCCCGCAACATCGCGGCCCTCCACGACGAGGGGGATACGGGCATGCGGCGCTGGCTCGACCTATCGATGTCGCTCTGCAACCAGATCCCGGTCGACGGCAACGCTGGCATCGTGACGGCGATTGGTATGCACAACCCGCAGGATGCGCGGATCATGCCGATGGCGGCGGAATAATGCGTCGCGAGCATGTCGAGGCCATCTCGGCCTATGCAATGGCCGCCAAACGAACGAGGAAGGCCGCTGGCGGGCAAACGCAGGTCGCCCCTTCCTCCCCTACCGGCCCAACCAAAGAACGCGCCAGCAAGGCTCCTGAGGGCGTAGACACGGATGTGGCGGGAGACACGCAGCGTCTGCGGTATCGTATCAGGTCGGCGCTCGAACAATACGCCCCGCACTTCACTGCCGAAGAGACGTCGGCGGCGGCAGCGTTCCTGGCTGACGCCGAAGCGGCCACCCGAGTCAACATCACGTCCAAGTACGATGGCATGTCGTCAGGTCAACGGGGATCTAAGATCGGCGGCGTGGGCGCCAACGAACATCTCCGCGACGCCCACCGTCGGCACTCGGAACTATGGGCCAAGCTCCCCCCGAAAACCAAGGAGGTGCTCACCTCACTGGTGCTCGAAGTGAGGGCCGAGGCAACCGGCAAAGTCGCCTCGGTTCAGGAGGTCGGCCAGGCGATGACACGCTTCAAGGACAAGGCCACCGCTCGAGGCGTCGGCATCGGTGTGCTCAAGGCGTCACTTTGGATCGTGGAGTGGCTGCGGCGACCCGCGCCGTACCGCACGCCCGATCGTACCGGGCGTTCGCGTTGAGGATCCCGCGCACCGTCTCGGGAGTGTCCTTCGGGGACCACGAGAGCTTCTTGTAGATCTCGCAGTACGAGTCCGTGGTGACGGCGAGGTTCACGGGTGCGGCAGGAGGGTCTCCCCCGCACCCGGCGAGGATCAGCGCAGCAATCAAGACGGTCTGTTTCATTTCGTCCTCTCCCGGCAGGAGGCGCTCTTGGCGCACAGGGTCGCGAGTTCACTCGGGGCTGGTGCCGGAGCCGGAGTCTCCTCCGCAGCTCGCCGGATCCGCGCCGCCGCAGCGTCGTTGATCCTGGTCTCGACGTCGGCCAGCTTCATCCGGCACTGCGCCTGCTCGTCAGCCTTGGTCGCGGCGATGGCCGTCTTCATCCGGCCAGTCATCTCGATCTTGGTCTTGGCGACGCCATAGCCGTAGGCGGCAAGAGGTGCCGCCGCCGCCGCGATGTAGATGATCCACGTCAGCGGCATGGCCTTAGCCCTTCTGACTAGAGAGAGGGTCGCCTCGTTTAGCGCGCTCAATCCGCGTCTGGCGAATGCGCCAGCCGACGTAGACCATGATGAGACCGCTGAGAACGCCGCTGACCCAGATATTCTTCTGAAAGACTCCGATAAGCCCATAGGCCCCCTCCATTGCGGCTTTCCAGAGCTGGGCCATTAGCCCAAGTTCTTGAAGACCCTCGACCGTTGGATTGGAAACGACAGGCGCGGCGGGACCACCGCCGCCCCCGCCACCACCTGCTCCGCTCGCGCCACCGCCGGCAGCCGTGAGCGCGCCCAAGCCTCCCCAGCGGATCAGGTTGTCGCTTTGCTGAATGTCCCTTGAACCCGCTTCCCGCAAAGCAGGTGCCGTCGGCGCGATCGGTCGCCGGTAGCCGAGCAGTCTCGTCTTGCTGTAGTTGGCGATCGAGACCTTGTTGTCCTGATTGCCGCCGAGCACCTTCACGGCGGTATCGGTCTCGCCGACGTAGAAGCCGACATGACCCTCCCACGTCGAGTTCCCGCGCGAGAAGACGACGATGTCGCCGGGCTCAGGAGTGTCTATCGGGGTGCCGTACTTGAGGTAGGATCTAGCCGCTAGGCTCCCAGTGTTGGGCATCCCGGCGCGCTTAAGCATGGCTCCAACGAAAGCCGAGCACCAGGCCACCGAATCATCGACCACGCCAGGATGACCGGACTCGGAGAAGAAACTAACCACATGGGGATTGTTCGCTCGACCGGCTGTTTCCTTGATTCCAAGGCACTTTCTGGCTTGGACAAGCCATTCTGGTTCGTCGTTTCCAATTGACATTGTCGTCACGTCCATTAATTTTTGACCGGGGCTTGACGCACATGGGGAAACTAATGACTAGGACTTTTGGCAGGCTTACCTTGATCGCCAGGGAAGGGAAAACATCGTTAGTAAGTTGTTCTTGCGGGACCGCTTGCAAGCGGGTTAGGTCTAATGACCTTTTTCAAGGGAAAATTAACTCCTGCGGCTGCGCACGCAGTGAACATGCTAGGGGACCGCTTAAACAGCGAAACCGAACGCATGGAAGAACAAATACCACTGAATACCGGATATGGGTTGACATGCGCCGTCGCTGTACTAAATCCAAACGACCGGATTTTCATCGGTATGGCGGACGGGGCATCGGCGTTTCCGAGGAGTGGTATAGAAATTTTGAGACGTTCCTTGCGGACATGGGAGAGAGACCGGAGGGGACGAGCCTTGAACGCAGAGACAACGATGGAAACTACTGCAAGGACAATTGCTACTGGGCCACGAAAGAGGAGCAGTCGCGTAACACCAGACAAAACCGTCGGATCATGGTTCGGGGCGAAGAGATGATCGTCGCGGACGCCGCACGTCGGTACGGCATGACAAAGAACTGCCTGCTTCTCCGACTGAAGCGCGGCATGTCGCCAGACGATGCAATCGCCAATCCGCCTAGTCGGACAGTCAGGCCTCGGAGGAGGAAGTAGCATCGATCGCCTCTCTCGCTTCGAGGGCCAAGACCCTCTCGGGAGGCGTGATGACTGTCATGCCCCCAGTGTCGTGACGCCGGACAACTTCATTGCGGAAACTCTCCACTGCCGCGCCGGTCTGCCGGGCCTGCTGTGCCGTGTTGACGGCCAGCATCGGGCCCCACGCGATGGCGCAGTTCCACTGATCGACTTCCTCGCCCGTGTTCGGATTTGCACCCCTGAGATGCACCCACCACGGGCACTTGTGGCACACCTCAGACATCTTCTTCTTGTGCAGTGGACATACCAGATTCTCGTCACCGTGCGGGATCTGTTTGCGCATCAGTAGGAGTCCCGGCTCGCGATGATCACGTCAACGTACTGGACCGCAAAGTCCATGGCCGTGCTGATTGCGTGGGTGTGGCCGGTGCCCCCTCCGGTCGCGGATGTGAGGCCGACATCCGCCGTAGAGGAGTTCGCGGCGATAGAATATGAAAGATCGGTTGCGTAGTTGTTGCCGATCGAAATTGTGTTCGAGGCAGACGGTGTCGTGTTAGAAATAGAGTTGCTGATCATGGTGAAGTGCTGGTGCGACGGGATCTGCGACGTGGTGAGCGTCGTGCTATCCGTTGTAGGCACGCTCCTCGACGCGAACACGGTAGTGAACGCTGTTGATCCACCCGTCGATGCGGTCCCCGATACGACGCGCAACGCCTTGTCGTTGTGGCTCGTCGATTTTGTCCATCCCGTCGGCGCCGATGTCTGGACGAACAGCATCGTTGTGCCGGCGACGAACTCCTCCGTCGCCGCGATCCTGGCCCCGTTGGTGGAGTCCATGATTACAGGAACCTTTCGCCCCTGCGGGACGGTGGTGCCGGAGACTCCATTAGTGACCGTCACCGTGTAGGCGCCGGTCGTCGCGTTCTCGATGAAATGAAACCCCTGGCAGGACGTGGTGAGTGTCCTGTTGGTGGTAAGTGTTCCCGTGAGACGGATGATCGCCGCCCTGGATTCGGCCGCCGAGAGGGTCACGTCGGCCGACGCGAGACTCTTGGTGACGATTTCGCCGAGGTTGGAGTCTATCCGCTGGAACACACCGGTGTTGAGCGTGTCGCCCCAAGTGCCGGAGTTGGACCCCGTGACCTGCAGTTCGTAGCCCTTGTAGGTAGTAGTAGCCATGACATCCTCGTCGGCGTGAAACAGAGTGTTTCACGTGAAACATTGCTGTGAAACGCAAGGACGCCACTGCTACTCTTGAGGGAAGATCAGGTCGTTAGGTATTGGTGGTTGTGGAGTTCTACGTGGGCGCTGGATGTCGAGGCGCGGGTGCACCTCGGAGTTGGTCGCATACTCGGACAGTTCGCGCCGACGACGGGCGATGTCGGCGGCGCGGGACTCTGTTTCTCGACGGCGAGCCTCTGCGCTCAGGCTTTGGTCGCGCTGGATACTGCGCATGCGTTTCTCGGCTTCCTTGATCTCGAACGCCATGCGCGAGATCTGCCTTCCACGGCTGGTTGCTGGATCCACCGGATACACGTTAAGGCCGAACAGCCGCGACCATGCTTGTGCAACCGTAAGCCCCGGATCGCCGGAGCGGTCTGGCACTTCATTGTAGGCGTCGAACAGCTTGGAGAGCGCACCCTTACTGGTGATCAGAGGCGGAGCTGTCTGGTCCCACACCCACTGCATGGTGTTGAAAATCTGCGTGGATGTTGGATCGCGTGGGTCTATGACTTTGCGTCCCGTGAAACTGTCAGTCCCCTTGCTGGCGATGAACTGATAGAGGTTCAGAAGCGGGCCGCCGAGGAACCCGACCTGCCGCATTGCGCCCGTGATGTCGCCTTTGGCCAATGACTGGCCTGCCTCATGAAAGGTGCCCCACGGTAGCAGATAACCGAAGTCGAAGAACTGCCAGCGTCCTCGCGCGTCCTGCCACGGCATGATGAAGGCATACGACTTGGTTCGCAGGTACTCCGGTAGAGCCATCGCAAGACGGTCGACCGGGTTCGGCCGGTTCGGGTGCCGCTTCTTCTCCTCATCGTCGTCGTGCGCGTCCCAAGCGTTCATGAACAACTGCCCCATGACATAGGGCAGGATCGCGTAGGGCAGGAACCGCCACGGCTTCGTGGCCCCAACCTCAATAAGCCGAGGGAGAACCTTGTAGTAGAACGATGCGAACGGCACACCTACGGGCGAGCCTCGCAGATAGCGCACACCTTTTGATACGTCGGAGTAGTCGAACAGCCACTTCTGTGCGTGTAAGAACGCCTGCTCCGGCGTCATGCCTTGGTTCTCAACGGCGTCGATCATCATCGCTGTCTTGAAGAGGCCCTCCGAATATTGGTACAGATCACCCGCGCCGCGAAGCACGGTGTCGTGCACGTGCTTGACGATCTGCCATGGGTAGAAGATCGTTCCCCATGCTTTCTCTCGGCGAAGCACGGCCTCTGCATCGAGCCAAGCACGACTGACGTTGCGAAGTTCCTGCTCAGAGAACCCGCTCGTCTTGAGCCCCATATCAACAGCGGTCTTATAGATGGGGCCCTTCGTCGCCATCTGGTGAACAGCCTTACCCAAGGCTTCCGCAATCCTGATTGGACCCATGCCGGACAGGTTCATCAGCACCACGTTGCCGATCGTGTTGCGGAACTGCGTCGATGGGTTGAGTGGGACGTGGTACGCCTTCCAGAGCGCATTGAACTTGCCGCCCCCACCTTGCGGCGAGATGAACTTCTCGAACCAGTTCGCATCCTCGGGGATCAGGCTCATCGATGGCAGAAGGTCGTCCACGATCTCCTTGCGCACATACATCCCGCGCAACATGCCGTACCGCTTGCTGTCAGGGATCTGCTTGTAGCCGTCGGGGACGTTCTCGTTCTCGCGGATGAACGGAGCCGCCGCGTTTTCCATGTCCGTCGCCATGGACAGCATCGCATCCCGATATCCGTCATCGGGTTCGTAGTCGGCACGCTCACGCAGCGCCTGCGCCTCGGCACGCAGGAAGTAGGGCGATACCCTCTTGCCATTGAAGTCCACTAGGCCGCGATCGAACACCCAGTCGTCGTTGTTGGAGATCTCCGACAGGAAGTCGATGATCATCATGTCCCGGTGCATGCGGAATATGCCGCGCGCCGCGAGATACCCGGGATCGAGGATCTCGCCCATCAGGACGCGAGTCTCCTTGTCGATGTCGGCCCGGTGATTCGTCCAGCCGAGATCGCTCGGTCTCGCGTTGCCGGAAAACCCTAGCATACTGCCCTTGCGCAGGATGTGCTCGAGGTAGAGGCGCGGCAGGTACTGGTCCCGGTACTTGTCGAGCGCCTCCTGCGAGATCAGGCCACGATCCACGGCCGCGATGCCGAGCGCGTTGAACAGGTTCTTGGTCGCGACCGCTGCGGCTCGCACCTTCGGATCGGCGATACCGTTCGGCGAGACGCCCCGCGTCGTGAGGTAGGTGTAGGCCGCCTTCTTGTCGGCCTTGCTCGCACCCTTGAAGTCCTTCCAAATGCCGTTGGTCATCGTCTCGCCGTGGCCGATGCGGCCAAGCATGCGATAGCGGCCAATACGGTACTGCTCCAACTGCGGGAGACCGTTGATCGGGTTCCACCAGGTTTCCATGGTGCGGCCGAGGGAGTACCACTTGTCACGGGCGGCACGGGCCCAGTCACCGATGCTCCAATTGCGGGAGCCGTCGATGGTGGGGGACACTCCTACGGAACGCGGGCCACCACGGCCACCGTCGGGCGGGATCACGTCGCCGCCCGGAGGACCACCGCGACCGCCACGGCCTCCACCCGGAGGCGCCATGCCAGAGCCGCCGCCAGAGGATGGCGGGACAGGAGGTGGCGTTACCGGGACGATGCCGGTGCCTGCGGCTTCTGGCGCGCGACCTTCGCCAACGCCAGCAGTCCCCGCGCCCTCGTTTCGAGGAAGCTCCGCTCTAGGCTCCCAGCCGGGAAACTCCTCGCCTTGCGCCGCAGGTCGACGGCGAGCCTTACGCGACGCTTTACGGTCTCCGCTTTCGATTCCATAGCCACTCTCCATTGTCGCACGCTCAATGGCGTCGTCGATCGACAAGCCATCGTTCACGAGCCCCACGACACGCGCCTCTTCCGCCTCGGTGAGATAATACTCCATTCCGGCCGAGTCGAGGATACGCACGGCCTCGTTAATGATCTGATCTCTTTCATGGTTGCGAGGCTCCGGCAACGACGGCTGCTCGCCGAATGGGAGGATCTTCTCCCCCGACGCCGCCCGTCGGACAAGGTCATAGACGTCGTTGACGGTCGTGATCGCAGGCTGATCCGGGCCGCTCTCCTTGAGGTATCCGGCTTCAACCAGATACCCGCGCATCCTGTCGGGGTGAACACCCGTCTTGTTGTTGATGATCCCAGGAATGTGGCCCTTGGTGCCGGACTTGTCGAGGATGTGCTTCAGGTCTCCGGTGACATCCTTCATGCCACCATGAGCACGGATGAAGGGGACGAGGGAGGTATGACCGCCACCGCCGATGGCGAACATGGGTCCAGAAGATCCTCGAGGACCAGCGATGGCCATGGCAGGCTCACTCACAGCCCCCGCTCCGACACCCCCCGTCAGTGCCCCACTCTCCATGGCATCCAAGATGTCCCTGACAGGAGCCATCTGCTCGTCGGAGTAGAAGCCGTGGTGGTGCAACTCGAGCATGATCATCACATGCTCTTGGTCCATCACCTCTTGAAAGTCAGGACGTCCTTCATAAAGTCTGGTATACGCATCCTTAACAGTCGTACTGCGTGAACTGTTCTGCCAATAGGCGTCTCCTTTGTGGAACAGATAATCACTCACACTCATCCCCATCGAAGAAAGGGACCGAGCATGGTCAAGAAGTCTCGTCCAGATCTTTCCGCGAAGTACCCCGGAGCTGCGAAGGGCGTGCCCGGCCTCATGCCTCAGTTCACCGGCAAGTCGCTTGCCGAACTCTCCCGGCAGATCGAAGCGGAAAAAGAAGACCCCGCCACGACCGCTGTCGGTGTACCCGGGGTTGACGTGGATAGCCCCAAGGGAGTTGAGGGCGCCAAGCGGTAGCCGCATGGATGTGTAGGTATCATCCAGCGTCAGGAAGACGGCGTTTACCTCTCCGTTCGGGTGGCCGTCTTCGATGCGCTCCAGCATGATAAGCGAGCCGACGTCGTAATCAGACGGCACCATACGCAAGTACCTGCTGGTCCGAATCTCATTCAGAATGCCATCAGCAACACGGATCGGAACGTCGTAGGTTCCTCCATCTGCAAGTGTGTCGGCCGCTACCTCTTGAGGATCTCTTGACGACGGACTGTTGTGGGCCGCAAACAGCGGCTGCCCCTTGGAGATGGACTCTCGCATCTGAGGGGTGATGCGGACGAGGGGGCGTGTCTGTGCTTCATCAACCTTCAGCGATTCACGGAGCGCGTTGTCTACCGGAGTAGCAACGAAAACCCCTGGGCTAGACTCTGAAACATGCCCAATGAGGGGGCCAAAGTCTCTCCCGAAGATAGTGCGCCGACCAGGAGAAAAGACAGCCCACAGATTGTTGGTGAGCTTCTCCGTAAGAGACCCGCGCGGGTACACAGCAAGAGCGTCATTCCGAGACGCGAAAGTCTTTGGCAGCTTCCGAGTGCCAGCCTCCGACTGCTCGACGACACCCCCCATCGGCTTCACATACTTCCCCAGCCAACTCGGCATCTTGGAGTCGTAGAGGGACTTCGGAGCGTTGCCGTCGGTTGCCTTCACCTGATCAGCAGTCGAGATCGCTACAGCATCATAGCCCTCTGCAACAGCCTGACGCAGTGCGAGCTTCAAGCCGAGCTGCCACCAGCGGTCGCCTTTGAGGGGGGCGTTGGGAACAGGCGCGCGAGGACTATCGAGAGTCTCCCATCCAGTCTGAACCGACGGATCACCGTACCCCGACTTCTCCGCCTCCTGATGCAACTCACTCTGGTTCCCATGCACCAGAAGGACTCTTTCGCCATTCGGGCCAGCAACATCGCCGACACGGATGAAGGAGACAGTAGGCCCGCCGAAGTGAGGGGATTCATAGTTGAGCCCCGGAACCTGGACGAGGAAGTTGCGGGGGTTGGTGACGCCTGCGGGGAAGTTGGAACTGAATTTTACCGGCTGTCCGGCAGCCGTCTGAGCCCAGAACTGTTGACGAACAGTCAACTGATCCCACGGCAACCCGTACTGTTGCTGTGCAATCTCTTCGCGGGTTCTAGCGTTGGCGCCGCTCTGCGCTACCTCCACTAGGTTCGCCCCGTTCTCCCTGACGAACTCCGCCACCTCATCACGAGAGATAGGACGGCCTCGGTTCTCCTCCATCCACTGAGGGAACCCCATCCAGTCGAGTTCGTCGTTGGAGACGCCAGCCTTCTTGAGATCGTTGAGCCACGCCTGTGCAGGGCCTTGCACGCGACGTGAAGCCTCCATTGCTCTCTCTGCGGGAGCATAGAAGCCGGAGATCGCGGCCTGTGGTCCTGCCGGTTCCTGCGGTGGAACGGGTGGAACTTGATCTTGCTGGGGCACTGGCGGCGGCTCAGTAGCCGTCCTGCCTCGCGCGTGGCGCGCGCCCATGACTTCAGCCGGGACACCAAATGCCTCGCCAACAATCTCAGCGAGGACTGATCCAGGCTCTACGTCCTGCCCACTAGCAAGTGAGCCGAGCGCTTCACCAGCGCCGCCCATGGCGCGCTGCGTCGGGATCTGAACGCCAACGTTCGTCAGATGCCGTGCGACGGGACGGCTAGCCAATGTCGTCGCCGGGAGCAGCACCCTGCTCGCGAGGCCGCCGCTCGCTGCATCGAACGTTCCCACGACGCCAGCCTTGACAGCCGACTGATAGCGGATGCGCTCCATCAACTCGCGATTAGCGAACGCCTCTTGCAGCGCTTGCGGGTTGGTGACGTCTACGCCCGCTTCCGTAAGCGCGCCGAAGATGCCACCGATGTACTCAGTATGGGCGCTGCCTAGACCGATCGTCGCCATGAAGGCAGGAAGACCACCGACAGCACCTGCTGCGCCAGCAGCAACAAGTCCAGGCGCCTGCGTGACGAAACTCTCGAGACCTATCTCGGCGATGATGGACAGCGGTGCTGACGTGAAGTGATCCCACGCCTCGCCCCACGTCTTGGCTCGCTGCATCGCCTCCGACGATGGGTGCCGACGGAGCGCATTGATAGCCTGGTTCTGTTCCGCAACCACGGGAGCGGCGGCAGCGGCGTTCTCCGCCATCTGGTTGCGCATCGTCTGCAGCAGTTCCGGGTTGTCCCGGAACCGTCGCGTCCAGATTGAATCCTCTCCCGCATCGATACGACGCTGGATGTCGTCGGCCATGTTGAGGCCGGCCATCTGGTTGTCGAGACCCTGCCAGTTGCGATAAAGCGTCCGCGCGCCGCGCTCTGCGGCGTTCCATAGCATCTCGCCAGTGCCGGGCGGCTCCTGCGACTGAGGGAACACCAGATCGTTCGGGATCGGTGCAACAGACGCAGGAACGTTCCCCGCGAGAGGGTCTTGCTGTGGAGCAGGACCGTCTTGCGGGAACACTAGATCGTCAGGGAGATCATCCTGCATGTCACTGGACCGGGTTGCCGTTCACATCGCGACGCTGACCAGTAGACTGGTTGATCCACTGCCTCGCGCTCGGACTCCATCCCCACTGACCCGGCCCAACTTGACCTGCGATGGAGGCTGGCGCAGGCGGCGTTGCCGGACGTGCAGACGGAGCCGCAGGAGGGGCCTGCGTCGGAGCGGCAGGATCGCCACCCTGCGGTTGAGCGTTACCGCCTCCAAACCAGTTAAGCGGGTTCAACATGCTACCGCCGGGCTGCGGACGTGGCGGAGGCGTCGGCGCTGGAGGCGGAGCCTGCCCCGGTTGCTGAAGCATCTGGTAATATTCGGCGGCTCGCGTTTGAATGTAACGAGACCTAGCGTCACCGCTCAGTCCAGGATCAGCCTGTGCGTCCCGTTGCGCCATCTGCAAGGCGGCCTGCTGTGCTCGTTGCGGCGTGAGCGTATTGTCACGATGTCCGGCCGCGTAGCGAAGTGCTCCGTCGTTGTCGCCTGGGTGCACCGCTAGCCATGCGTCACGACGAGTCTGCCAGAGGGCGGTGCGGTTGGCGCCGGACGCGCTGCCGCGCGGCGCGACCTGAATTGGCGTCGTAGTGGCCTCGCCAGTCCTCGTGTTGAAGATCACCCCGCCACTGCCGTCGGCCGTGGGCATGATCTGGAACCGACCGGCGCCCTCCTGAGCCCTGTTGTGCCGGGCCTGCTCCTGAAGCCTACGCGCCTGCAAGTTGATCTGCTCCTGCGACAGGCGGCGTCGATGCTGCGCCTCCTCCTGCTGCATGTAGGTCTGGACGCCGGTCTGTCCGCCTTCGCCGATGGCAACGCCAAGGTAGGGCGAGCGGGATGACATCGTGCGCAGACCTGCCATCATCAGAGCGAGGCCGATGTTGCGCATGGATGGGTCGGACGATGACGGTTGCGCACCAGATGCCTGCGGCGGTTCTGACGGTTCGTCGAGTCCTGGATTGCGGCCGAGACCTCTCTGAGCGCTTGGGTTGATCATCGCAAACGGAGCGCCATTTGGGTTCGGACGTACCGCAGGCGACATCGACGGCGACTGCTGTGCCGGGCCGGCCGCCATCTGCGGCGGTTGCATCAGAGACGCTATCGTAAGCGGTGCTCCGGTTGGGTTAGCTGCGCCAGTAAAAGCGTTAAGTGGCTGCTTGTTGTTCACTACAGGGCCAGCGAACTGCGGCGGCGACGAACCCATGGCGAAACGACCAGCCTCATCGCCAACGACGTCGGCGCCAAGAACAACCGCTGGGTAAGCCATGGCATCCGGGTTCCGCGGAAGCACCATCGGCTGCCCGAGATCAGGACTATCAACCATGCTCATCGGAGGAGGCTGGAACTGGAAATCATCGACAACGCCACCGCTATCGAACCCAGGGATAGCGATGTCGCCGATCGTCCCAGTATCGGCCGGCGTCACCGTCGCATCCCAGCCACTGAGAGTCTCCGGCGCAGCCCCTGGCCGTCGACCATACATGCGCGAAAGATTCGTAAGCGCGTTCCCAGCGGCATCGTCCTCACGAGGAGCCGGAGCCGCGCCACCTCGAGGAGGACCGGAGCCTCTCCCCATCGGCAACACCGGAATGAACCCACCAGAGTATGGCATCACGCCACTGGCTGCGATCCCCGGCATGCCGACGGCGCCGCCTTCGGCGAACCCGCTGACCATGGCAGACGGTGCCGTAGCTCGGTCGTAGTCCACCATGCGAAGTCCACCAGGACCGCGCGCAACCGCATCAGGATCGCGACGCTCGACGTCCTGCGCCATGACACCGATCTCGGTCTTGTCGCTGCCCTTGTAGTTGTAGCGGTACAAAGGTGTCCCATCGAACATTTCGCCGATGGGGATGATGTTGTCCTTGGCGCGCTCGTCGGACATCATATAAGCGCCACCGATAGTCCCAGCCGCGCCGATAATCGAGTTCAACATATTCGGCGCGGGCTGCGTCGTCGTCGAAGTCCCACCCATGTTGGAGCCGAGTCCGCTCGCAATCTGCGACAGCCAGCTCGTCGTCTGGAACGGATAAGCGCGCCCCTCCTGGAAATACTGGTATGGGACGTTGAGGCGAGCCTGTTCGAGGGCCTGCTGCTGACCGCCCATGCCATAGAGAGCATTGGCGCCCGTGAGCGACGATGACAGCGCCTGGTTCCCAAGGTTGCCGAACGTGTAGGCCCCCTGCCCAGCCGCAGATCTGTCCGCCTGTGCCGCATTGAGTGCCGAGTTCCAGCCCTGCGATCGCAGGTTGGCAATGATCGGAGACTGAGTACGGTTCTGCTGCTCCTGCGCAAGCGCCTCTGCCACGGCTACCCGGTTCCCACCGAGCGCGCCGCGCGCCGCCGCATTCCCGCGAACCTCGCTCAACTGCCGCGCATTCTGCGTATTGAAGTCGGCCATCGTCGCGTCGATGACCTGATCGGTGTAAGGGTTCTGGTAGCGGTCGATGGATGCCGCATCGATCGGACTCGCCCCGAGGGTTGCATACTGGCTCGCCTGATCAAGATACGGCTGGTACACGCCCTGAGCGTCGCGGACGCCTTGAAACGCCTGCCACTGATCCGGCGTGAAGTCTGCGACGCGCTCTCCGTCATACTGCTGGTATGGCGTGTCGGCAAGCGGCTCGGCGCGAGCCATGACCCGTCGATACGCCTCCATCACCTCTGGCGGAGGCGCAGTCGTCGTGGTTGTGGCCGCTGGCCGCTTACTGCCGCACATGAGGTTCCCCCGTCTTTCCGCCGTAAACGAAGTAGGCGCCTGCCGGTGGCCCGAGCTTGCGCGTGTAGAGGCGAACCTTGGCTTCGGTGCGCTCGTTGCTCAGGATGCCGATCATGAGTTTGAGGCGAAGTTCGTCTGCCTGCCGCTTGGCGAAGTCGATCAGATCCTGAGCGTAGGTTGATCTCCGATGCTCCGGCGGCACGTAGGAGAACAACTCTTCGAGCACCCATTCGTTGGAGTACCACAGCTGGCCGATCGTGACGAAGATCATGCCGCGAAGAGGCTCGCCGACATTGCCGATCACGCCGATGATGCCGCCATCGTTGGCGAAGGCGCGGTCGAGAGTCTCACGCACTCGATCCTCGCTCATCGGGAGCAAGGCGTTCTCGGTGTGCAAATCACGGCACAGCGCCATGATCTTCGGCGCATCGGCCCTCGTCGCGATCCTGACTGTCATCGGGACGGCCCCGGTAGCTGCTGCATCTCTGAGATCGTGCTTTTGCGGACGTTGCGCACGAACTGATCGAGTATCTGATGCCCGGCGTTAAGGTCTCCGAACTTGGCGATGATCTCGTCGGGCTCGATCACGTACTCGCCTCCAGCGGCGACGATCGGGACGCTGCCACCATCTGCAAACCTCGGCGGCTGCGGCGCGCGTGGCAATCGCGGATGCGGGGATCTCGGCATGCGCCCGCTAAGCTGAGCGCCGTATGGCCCCTTCTTGAACATATTGTCGAGCGTTGAGATGCCAGCCTGTGTGTTGCCCTGGCCGAGCCCCGACACAACGTCAGCCGGGAGCACGTAGGCGCCCCGGCGCGCGTTCATGGCAAGGCGATCAGTGCGGCCGGGAACGGTAGAGTTCAGCCCCCCGCTGCGTTCCATCTGTCGCGCCGAGTTGCGCACATGCCACGGCGGAGATGCCGGAACCGCACCACCTGCGGCCCGGCGCATGGCCAGCATTACAGAGTTTGGTCTGCGTATCATCGTTGTTTCCCATCCGTCTTCGCGACCCAACCCACCCTCTCGGCCAACTTCTCGATCACGGCCTCGTGCTTGCTGGACCGATCACTCAGCGTGGCATTGACGGCTTCCTGCTTTGCAAGGACGCCAGCGAACTGGGATGTCGTGACCCAGATGATCCCGCCGACGACCATCGAGAAGAGGACCGCCAGTGCCAGTACGGTTCCGACTGCTTGATGGAAGTTGAACACCGGGCGACCGTCGAGCTTGCCGTCCTGTCGTGTTACGGCCTTTTCGATCGTGTGCAGTATCGTGCTGTGATCTCCGAGCGTCTTCTCGACGTGGCCTATTCGCGAAGACAAGCCATTGATGGCGGCATCGTGGTGCGCCAGCGTCTGCATCAGACCGTTCGGCTCTTGTCTCAGTGTCGGTGCTTTCATGGCGCTCGCTGCATCATAGCGGATTGAAGATCGCGTAGGTGAATGTCTCGGTCCCGGCAGCCGAAGCTCCCGACGCGGTCGTCACTGCGAAACTCGTGCCCGCTGTACGTGCGGAAAGGTATAGGTGAGTCGTTCCCGCTTGGAGTGTCCCAGCCGCAGCATTGGTCGGCGTGAGTGTGATCACGCTCGTGGATAAGACGTTGGCGTCGGTCACGGTCGTCGTTGCGGTGGCGCCGCATGTGAACGTCCCGACCGAGCGCGGGAACATCCCGCTGATGGTCGTGATCAGCCGCGACATATTGCGGTTGCTCACATTCATCTCCCGCACCAGATCATCGAGCGAAGCGGCCATCAGTTCCTCCCGTCTCGGTGTGCGCGCACGCGGATTCTGCCGAGCCGCCAGAACGTACCGACGTCGTCGCTCTCGACAGTGAAGCTGACAGCGCGGCCTCGCAGACGAGTGTCGATGTAGGTCGTCGATGTCGTGAATGTGTACGGGCCATAAGTGGTCGGCGTCTCGCCAGGCCAGTTCACGACGTTGGCGGTAATCTTGACGTTCGCCGTCTGGCTCCCGTCGTACAGGCCGAACCGCATGTCCGGGTAGATCTGATCGACGAAGAGCATCTCCTGCCCTTCAGTGAGCATGATGTAGCCGGTGGTGAACTCGGCTGTCAGTGGCTGAGTATCCGCATCACGACCGGATTCGTGCTCATAGATAATGCCGGACGACGACGCTGCGATTGGCCCGCCGAGCACGCTCTCGTCGATCCAAGCCGAGCGCGCGAACAGAGTGCCGTGATCCCAGGTCTTCTCGACCGTGTTGTACTTCGCGTACTTGTCGTTCTCCCCGGAGCCGCCGAGCGATGGATAGAAGAAGATCACCTCGTTGAAGGCGGTGTTGGTTCCAACCCGGATCTTCTCGAGGTTGGTCGTGTCCAGATCCTGGAACACCGCGTCCCACACCGAGCATGGCATCGGCTCGACGCCCTGTCCGGCCAGACGGAAGAAGTTGGTGCGGCCCATCCAGTAGACCTCACCCCGGAATGCTGCGTGAGCATGCTTGCCGGCGAGACCGCAGTTGGTCCCGATGCGCTGGAACCCGAACACCAGTGGCTGGTTGATGTACGACATCGCGTACACATCCAGATCAGTCCAGATGATCCCGAACGATGGGCCCTGTCGGCCGCCGACAATCTTCGATCCGGTCGGGATCCGGTAGCTTCCAGCCTGGGTCGTGGATGATACCGTCCACTCCTCGAAATCCTCGCTGTCCGACCAGGAGATCAGCAACGGATCCTGATCGATCCCGATCCCGGTGCCGTCGGTCGTGTAGTTCAGAGAGGAGCCATACGCGACGAGGATCTGTGCCGGCTGCGACACGAATACCCCGGAGCAGAACAGAGGCGCCTCGATGGACGCCAGTCTGGCATTCAGAAACCCGCCACTCGGCGACCAGTAGTAGATCCCCCCGTTGGCCGGGCACGCAATGATGATCTCACCCCAGTTGTCGAGGGTCCAATCCGTCGCAGTGATGGCCGTGCCCGTCTGGATCGCGAACGTCGTCCCAAGTCCGTAGGTGCCGGAACCGTATGTTCCGAGCCCGTATCCAGCGCCCGTCGCTGCGGGACCAAGGGCGATGTAGTAGACCAGTTCGCAGCTTCCCGAGTTCATGCTCGTCGGGCCCGCGCTGCTCGACGCTGTGTTGGTGCCAGTGATGGTGAACGTGTTGGCGGTCGGCACCGTTACCACGACGTAGGTGCCGCTGATCGCGATGCCGCCGACCGTCGTCGAGAGATCGAACTTGACCTTGTCACCGACGGCCAAGCCGTGCGCCGTGAGCGTGACCGTGATGGTCGCCGATCCGCTCGTCGTCGTGAACGTCGGCACCGCTCCGGTGTTCGAGACACTGCTCGTCGCCGCCGTTCCAGCTTCGATCGTGTAGGTCGTGGTGCCGGTGACGAGGGTGATCGCGTAGATGCCGGACAGGATCACACCGCCGACCGCGACAGGTGTCGCAAAGTAGACGGAGTCGTAGGTCGTCACCGTCGAGATGTTGCTGTCGTCGACCGTCACCGTCGTCGAGGCGCTCGTGGTCGTGAACTTCGGCGCAAAATCAGTCGTCTTGGTTTGCGGGGTGATCTGCGTGAGAGTGTCGCTGGCAATCGTGCTCAGGTGCGTCGTCGCGCCTACGGCAAGATACCCAACATCGTTAAGATCCTGCCAGGCGTGCAACGCCTTCGGCACGCCTGACAGCGTGAATGGGTAATACTTCGCCCACCCGCCGAGCTTCTCAGCTAGACCGTCCTTGAAGCGAATCCCGTTCGCGGAGGAGTATCCCGCCTCGAGCAGCGTCGGTGTGCGTTCCGTGTTGACGCCGGGGATGAGCTTGATCGAGTGCCAGGGCATCGTCAGCCTCGCTGCGGCTGCGCAGTGGGCTCGACCCTCTTGGAGGTCCAAGAGGCTCCGGCATACTTGCGGCGAGCGTCCTCCATGTTCACGGCGGCAAGCAGCCGCTGGTAATCCTGCTCCCAGCTCACCGCCTGTCGCGGGTCATCGCTCTGAGCGCCGAAGTTTTTCTGCCAGCCGGAGGCGAACACCATGCTCGCGGCGAGGAACAGTTCCGGCAGATAGGTCGAGAGATACGTGCTCGTGTTCGATGCGGAGAGCGCGGTCGGCCTGATCGTGCCGACGATCTCCAAGGTGATGGTCGCACCGCTCGGAGGGCCCACCACGATCACCTGATCGGTGAAGGGAGCGTAGTAGACCGGCCGCGTCGACGACGACGAAGCCGTGGCCGTTGGCCACGCCAGATCGAGGAACTCCCGCGAGACCGGCCTGAGCGGCGTGCGCGAGGAACTCTCGACGATGTTGACCGCCTCGATCACGCTGAACCGACCCGTTGCCGGAACCGGCAAAGTGAATGTTCTCGTGTTCGACGAGATCGTGCTGGAACTGTCAGCAACCCGCGTGTTGATGAGATCGGTCTCGCGGTAGATGCGGCCTTCTGCGTAGTCGATGATCTGCGGCAGAATGCCGGTAAAGGCTGTCGCCGACTCGCTCGTAGCCATGAGACTTGCCATGGCCGTCGTGTAGGTGGCGTAAGTGAGGGCCATGGTTGCCTCTTATGCCGGAGCAAACGAAGCAGCGACGAGAGCCCCTCGTGTGCCCATGGACGTTGTCGTTGCGCTGACGGTGTAAGCTGATTGTGCGGCAGCGTAGGCGTCCTTGGCGCCGGAGCGCTGCTGTGAACTATAGGTCGTGTCGTATGCTTCTGTCGGGCCCGTCCAAGACGTGGCGGTTCCATCGATGCACGACGTTCCCGCTATGAGGATACCGTTTGCCGGAATATCCAACGTCCCGGATAGAACCGTGGACGACACGCTATTATCCGTCATCGTCTGATGCCCAGATATTGAAAGAATATTAAACGCTTCGAACACGTCGAACTCATGCACTTGAGCATTGGCGCTCATCGTTGCCGCAACTGTAACAGAGCCGCCCGTATTAACCTGAGCCCCTATGAGAGCGCATCCGGCCTGTCCGCTAGCGCTAACGGTCTGTGCGATAATAGTGGCTGACGTGCCATCAATCGTCGGTGAACTCATGGTTCCGCTGCTAAGCGAATAGTAGCTCCACACGATGATGACATATCGTCCGGTTGCAGCCGTTCCGATGTTCACGCTGGTGCTCGGAGATGTAGTGTTGGTGGCATATTGCGTCTGTCCGACGTAGTTGCATGAAGCAACAGACGACCGTCTCTGCCCTCCGAACCCCACAAGCTGCGTCGTCGAGAAGCTCATGCCGGCCACCTAACGTCGGCTGCATAGTCGACTGGGATAGGGCTCATGAGTTCGATGAGATCAGACGCGGCCCGTACCGCCTTGATCCAGCCCCACGCCATGGCAAGCGCGTTCGCCTCTGCCTGCTCCTCTGCCGTCCATGCTCCGGCCTGCCGCCAGATCTCCTGCAACTCGAGGCCGCGTGCGACCATGTTGGTCTGCTTCCAGTCTGGGTAGCGCGCAAGAATCCTCCGCAGCGCCTCGTTCTTCACCGCCATCTTCTGCACATCGACGGCAACCGCCGCATGCGTCGTCCGCTTCACCACGCGGTTCTGCTCGACGATTGTCTCCGTCGTCGCAGATGTCAGAGGACCAGGGGTTCCTACCGTCTCGTCCTCGACCGGAACCCAGCGGAACCCAGGTTTCACGCCGACCGATGGATCAAACGACGCATAGTCGCTGCTCCACTTGATGACCGCGTTATCCTTAACCAGAGCGTGCATCTCAGACATCCGTAGAGGCGTTGGTCGTGAACAGGATCTTGACACCGATGAGTCGCGCATCACCGGCCATGTTGTCACTCGCGACCACGCGCGTGATCTCGAAGATCACCATGTCGTTCTCGGCTGGCGTGCCGCCGATGGTGATGGCGCTCGTGGCCGACGATATGTGCAGATCGTTCTGAGCCAGCCACGTATCGTCAACCGTCTGTGCCGTGCCGAATGTCGTATTCAGCGTGTCGTCATCCGATACGGCCGCACCGGCGATGCTCCACCGCACCGTCTCCGTCGAGGCGCCGCCCGTGTTCGTCCAGTAGAACACCGCCGTCACCGTGCTCTCGTTCCACGACTTCGGCATGCCGATCGGCAGCGTGTGCGCGTACTCCTGCGTCGTCGTGTCGAAGTCGACCGTGTAGATGGTGACGTCGTTGGAGCCAGAGTCGTAGGTGCTGGTTCCCGCGCCGTTGGTCGACTTTGGCACCATGCTTCCAGCCGGTATCCAGATCGTTTCCAGGCCGACCTTCTTGACAAGCGTGCCTTCCACCGCGAGTTCGCCTGCGGCAGACCTGGAAAGCGTCGTGTCGCTGGCGTGGCCAAGCTCGATGGTGCCGAGCCCGACCGCGACAGAAGTGCCCATGGCCAGCGACGCCGCCCCAGACAGCGTCAGCGTCGCCGCCGAATGCGTCAGCGTGACGTTGCCGTTGTTCCAGTTGACGACACTGCCGCTCGCAAGAAACAGGTCCGACCACATGAGCGATGTGGTGCCTAGCGCTGCGCCGTCGCTCGCTGTTGGAACCGCGTTTCGTGAGAACTCGACGGCACCAGTCGAAGTCGCGGCGAGCCGGATCGTGCCAGCGCCCTTCGCGTCGATCGAAAGCCCTTCATCCGTCCCGCTCGATAGCGCCGCAACGGCGACCCGGCTGGCGGCGGCAGCACCCGTGATCGACAGTCCGGTCGCAACACTAGCGGTGGATGCGTCTACCTTGAGAACCGGGTTCGTGGTGCCGTTGGCGCCGACGGCCAGAGCGTTTGCGTTTGCGGACGTGACCGTCGCCAAAGCGTCAAACGTGTATCCACTGGATGCACCGCTGAAGGCAAGCGTATTGGCGCTGTGCGTCACAAGCACGTCGCCGTTGTTCCAGTTGATTACGCCACCGCTTGCAAGGAACAGATCAGAGAACCCATGCGTACCGTCGCCGAGCGCCCCGCCATCGTTGGCCGCCGGCTTGATGAACCCGGTGCCGGAGATGTCATTCGTCGTATCCGCGACGCTGATACCAGTCGACTGCACACCCTTACTGGTTCCGTCTGAGCGGATCAGCACGTTGTCCGTACCGAATGCCGATGCCGCCGTGACGTCGCCGGTTCCAGCGACCGTCGCCCATGAGACGTTGGCTCCCGCACCGCCCGATTGCAGCACCTGGCCCGACGTGCCGACACCAAGCGCCACCCACGCGCTCGCATTACGGTAGATGATCTGGCCCTGCGTCGAGCCAAGAACGTCCAGTGCCGTAGAGATGCTGGCAAAGCTCGGGTCAGCGGAGGCCCCGCCAGAGGTCAGTACGTGGCCACTGGTGCCCGCGCTCGTTGCCACGACAGCGCTCGTCGCTTGCCCCAGCAGAACGCCGTGGTTGGTCAACGTCGTGGCGCCCGTGCCGCCATTGGCAACAGCGAGAGTGCCGGTTATGCCAGTCGTGAGCGGCAGTCCCGTGCAGCTCGTGAGTGTTCCCGACGCTGGCGTGCCGAGCGCAGGAGTGACAAGAGTCGGCGAGGTCGCGAACACGAGAGCGCCAGAGCCTGTTTCGTCGGTTACGGCCGAAGCCAGGTTAGCGCTTGATGGCGTCGCTAGGAACGTCGCCACTCCGGTGCCGAGGCCGGATACTCCCGTCGATACAGGAAGGCCCGTGCAGTTGGTAAGCGTGCCCGATGCAGGGGTGCCGAGTACGGGCGTAACGAGAGTCGGCGAGGTCGCAAATACCAGAGCGCCCGAACCCGTTTCGTCGGTGATTGCCGCAGCAAGGTTAGCGCTCGATGGAGTTCCGAGCCACGTTGCCACTCCGGTTCCAAGCGACGTGATCCCGGTTCCACCGTTTGCAACGGGAAGCGTACCAGTGACGTGTGCCGTGAGATCGGCCTTGCCCCAGCTCGGCGCCGTGGCAATCCCGCCGGAGATCAGAACATTGCCAGTCGCAACACCCGCCAGTTTGGCGAGCGTCGTGGCGCCGGAGGCGTAGAGAAGGTCTCCCACCGCGTAAGAGGAGAGTCCTGTCCCGCCGTTGGCGGCGATGAGCGTGCCTGAGAGGGTAATGGTCCC